GTCTTTGCCCACTCATTAATAACCCGCCACAGCACCATTTTTACGTGCTTGTATTTCAGCACGGCGTTCTTTGGCGAGTTTTCCCATATCACCAAGTGCTTTTCGAGCTCGAGTTGCTGCCGCTTTATTACCGGTATCAAACTTTGCGCTCTCTTCAACGTATGTGTTGTATGCTTCTTCGATTCTTTGATGTAATGTCATATTTTATCTCCTTATAACTCTTACCATAAATCCGCTGTACTCAGTACATCGGGTATCTTGTTTGTTTCCTTAACAAAATATACACAAGGACCGTTGTCCTTTTCTGTTAGTGGAACTGCTAGTATATGTCCAAATTTAAGTTTTGGAAAATACCATTTAACTTCTTGATATATGTTTACAATTTCTATTTCTTCAAAACTTGGCAAAAAACCTGTAATTGGATTAAAAACAAAGGCTTTAAACCCTCTATCATTTAAACTAGTGACAGGCAATACTTCAGGATCTCCTATCATAGGATCACATGTAACTAAACTCCAATCAAGCGGTATCTTAATTGCATGCTTTCCGATTCGTAGTACTGCGGCAGGTGCATTAAAACTTTCTAAAAATACCAATGGAACAAAGATATAATCAGCATCCTTAGGGTTACTATAATCTAATACACAATAACGTATGTCTTCAATTTCTTCAGGAACCATATCTAGGTCATATGATTGATTTTCTACTGTTAATATTTTTGTCATTTATAATCCACCTTTTCTATATGAAAGGGGTACTTGGCTTCTCTATAGAATTTCTTCCGCTCAGTCAAATGCCTCTTGCTAAATTTTGCACTACTGGTTATATCCCAGATTTGGACATGATCTTTGTCCTGTGCTTTACGTATTCCTCTACCGATACTTTGTATTACCCTAACGAAGCTTTTTCCAGGCTCGACAAGAACCAAGTTAAAGATACGAGGAATGTTAATACCCACGGCAGCAACTCCATAGGTTGCGACAATAATTTTGTTATCTGCTTCGCTGATTTCATCATATTCATCTTTCCTATTTTTGCTTTTCATTGACCCGCTAACAAACACAGCACTATCGCCTAGTCTTTCTACGAGTCCTTCTCCTGCACTGATACGATCCACTAGCACAAGAGTGTTGCCGCCTTGCGCCATTTTCTCTATCAATCCGCTCATATAGTCCAGCCTAGTTGTATTTGTAGTCAAGTATGTAAGCTCACTTTGATAGTTGCCGTAGCTTACACTGTCTTGCAGTTGTAGTACGTTTACTTCGCACTGTGCTAGCACACCCATGTCTTGTAGTTCGTGTGCGCTTAGACTGTTTGTTACTTCGCCTAGGCTTACTTCTAAACTTAGTCGTTCGTGATCTGCTTTAGGTATAGTTCCAGTTAATCCCCAACGAATAGGAATATTACTGAACGCACCAGTCAACAGTTTCTTTAAAACATCTGCTTTTGCTTGGTGTACTTCGTCTACCATAACACATACCACATCTTCTGCAAATGCATGCAATCCCCAGTCTTGTTCACCATCACGGAAACGCTTCTCCATAATGTTTAAACTTTGCCAAGTACAAATGGTATGTGTTTTACCAAACTCTTTTCGGTCACCAAAGTATACACCCACATCCAACCCCAAATTAATGTAGTCTGCTTCTGTTTGTGTTACTAGATCCTTGTTGGGTACGATAACAATACTGCGCCCGTATGCTTCACACATGTAGCTTAGTGCCGCTGTAATTAACGTCTTGCCTGCGCCTGTAGCGATCTCTTGTAAGCACTGCGGTGTTTGTAAAAACTCGTTAATAACTTTAACTTGATAATCTCTAAGCACAACTGGTTGACCAGCCGCTGGATGTTTAGCGGGCCACTGCCTATCACTAAACAACTCTTGTGTTACTGTATCCCATTTAAGTTCGTGATGCTGTCTGTGATCCTCGATCTCGACGCCATATCCTTCTTCATCTAGTATGGGAAGTATAGTAGGCAAACAATTTACAAAAGTGCTGCCGCCCATTGTAAAGTAACCCACGCACCCGTCCCATCTACCTAGTTTGTATGCAGGTACATGAAATGCATGTGGCAAAAAGAACTTTAATTTCTTTTCCAGTTTGCGTCGAGTAGTTAATGCAAGTCCTTCGAACTTACAATTAACCTCGTCTTTGAGGATAAGTTTTGTTTTCATATTTTAATAATACACTCGGTTTAGGATGTTGTCAATAGCTAGGTAAACTTGCTTTGGATTGCAGATTGTTTGCATGGTTTTCCATTCGTTGCAATTGCATTTGTAGTTCACTAATTTGTTGCTGTAACTGTCGAATCTCTTCGTCTTTGTTTTTGATTTCTATTAATCCTCGATATCCATATTCTGTATAACTGTCCATGTTTCTCTCCAACTACAGTATTACTTATAAAATAAGGGGACTAGCAAGATGTCTTACTAGCCCCCTCAAGGTCTAACTGGTGTGAGTGAGAGTGACGCAGACAGAGGAGTACACCAGTCAGTATGGTAACCATTATTATTGTTGTAAGTTGGTTACCAAATTCTTTTTAAACTCGTTTCATACAAGTGGACTCTGCATAACTCTTCCACTTGTTGGCATTCATCTTTTTAAGATCTGCAATTTTAAGTACCATACGCAAGCTCATCTCACGTAGTCGATTTTTGTTAGTGTAGATATAATCCATCAGATCAGCTTCTTCTTGCTCATCGAAATTATACTTACTAAGCATGCCTTCGCCGATTACTTGTTTACAACGCAAGAACTTATCACGCATCGTATCTAGTGTCAAATCCAAGTAGTGACAACGTGACATAATAGCATCTAGGTGATCCTTTAGTTTGCCTCGAGTACGTTCAAACTTTACGTTAGTGATAAAGATGATCGAACCTTTAAACTCGTATGAATCTGGAATACCATTGTTAGCTAATGCACGACTTTCACTGCGCCAGCTAAGTGTCCGTTTAGGACTACTATCCAATGCCGCTTTAAGCAAGTTGAGGCTAAGTTCGTCATACAGTACACTGTCACAATCGTCTAGCACTAGTACACTGCCAGCGGCACTGTAATCGTATAGTAACTGAAACAATCCAATCGGACTGGCTGCACCTTTTTCAACTCCGAACTTGCGCAAGCTACCGCCTTGCGTCTCCATCTTTAACATGACGCCCGCATCTTTGAGCACCTTCTCTACACCGTAGCTCTTACCAACACCCGGAGGTCCAGTAACAACCATGCCACGTACAACCCCATCGCATGACGCATATGTCATGTCTTCTAGGATTTCAAAACGCTCCCGTAACCGTTCAATGACTTGATCATCTGTTTCAACTTGGGCGGCTTCAGCTGAAACAACATTCTCTCCGTCTTCTAAGTAGTTGTATTCGGATTGGTCAACTACTTTGATCCGAATGGATCGGTCCGGGAAACCAGGCACTGCACTTCCATCAACGGTTATGAAGCTACCTGTTTTACCTTGTTTAAATTCTTTTACTAAAGGAAACACTACGTCTTTAATGTCTAAATTACGATATGTTCCGCTATGGATACGTACTTGTTTGTTTGTTGTCTGCATTGGTTCTCACTCCTATTAACAACTTCTATATATACATTTTAACATCACTGCATGCTATGTCAACCTTTTATTTGTGATATTTTTACATAATTAAACACTGTTTCTTTACAATTGCTGAACTTGCTGACGTCATGTGTTTTGACTTTGCCGGTGAGCATAACGTCTGTGCCTTCTAGTATTCCAGCAATATCTGGTTCACGGTTAAAGAAAAACTTACAAAGGTTGCCTTGGGTATCTACACAAGTTACCAAGTGGATACTGTACTTTGCGATAAACTTTACATCTTTGATGTGTGCTTGAAACATCAAGCGTTCGCCAACTTTGCCAACAAACTCACTGTCTTTACGATGCTGGTCAAAGAAATCATCCATTCCTTGCCGCTTTTGCATAACACGGAAACTGTTAGGCAAACTTGCAATCACAGCAACGCCAAATCCGTCTGTGGTTTGATTACCAATACTGTTAAGTACACTTTGTTCAAAATCGTTTATGGTGCCCATCATCTTCTTAGCGATAAGCTCATGTTGAAACTCGTCGACAATTTTGTCAGCTTGCGTTACTGTGTCTTCGCTAATGGAGATCATATTTTCAACACCAGTCATAAAGTTCATGATTTGTGTTTTATTATCGTTTACACGTTTATCAGCTGCTCGGTCATAATAACCGAATCCACTTTTGATAAACCCTTGATTCTTGTCAACTTCGATAGCAAGTTCTAGTACTTGACGGCTGTCGTATTGTGCTTTGTTACGTGCCATTTTCTTATCCTATATTCTGTGTTTACTATTTTATATTAGCATCAAGATATCTTATGTCAAGACATTTATTAAGATAATTATTAAAATTACTGATGTAGTGGGCCATCTTAGCATTAAACAAGTTAAGTTAAACATGATGTAATCCCCACATATTAGTTTGGCAGAGAGACAGGGATTCGAACCCTGGGAACCTTTCGGTTCGGCGGATTAGTAATCCGCTGCCTTCGACCACTCGGCCACCTCTCCGTATTCTTATACTACTTTCACTTGCTAAAGAAGTCAACCATTATTTGAAAGATTTATCATATCTCCAGGTTTAAAATCCTTTACCATTTCTTGTAATATTTCTTTTGGCATATGGTTATGATGACAACATGCCACAGTATTACAAGGATATCCAATTTCTTCGTATTGTCTATTTTTTAATTTTTCTACAAACTCTAGTCTACGTTGACTTGTGTAAATTTCTTGTACTGTTTGAGTATTTACATTACCTAATACAATGTCGTTGTTGTCATCTAAGCAACACGGATACCAATCTCCATTTGGTGCAATAAATGCTTCACTTTTAACTCTATCAAACATAGGACAATTCATATTGCTTTGATCAATATTCATATTTTTTATTGCACGTCTGAATGTTTTTCTTTCAGCCCATAATCCCGGAGATTGTTGTCTTATCAAACTTAAATTATATTTTTTATCTAATTCATCAAGGCTCTGCTGTATTGCTTGTAAATTACTGTATGGTATTTGATCTTCTACTTGTACTTGATCAGGTTGTGTTTGCAACAAAGATTTTATAGTGATAGCGTATTGCGCAGCAGGAACTGCATTAACTATAAACATTTGTTCTGGATGGTACTTTTTGCGTAACTCTAAATATTGTGTTAGATTTTTTATAACACTTCGATAACTGATCTTTTTAACTGCATAATAACTTTCAGCATCATGCCCATCGATATTCACTTGAAACTCGTCGATGAGTTTGTTTTCTAATATTTGTTTACTGAGTTCCGGAGTCATCATTCCAAAGTTACTCAGCATATTAAAATAGCTATTGGGGAGCTTTTGTCTAGCATAAGATACGATTTCAATAAAGTCGTTATTGTAAATACCTTCGCCGTTTTCACTGAAAAACATACTGTTTATAGTTGACATTTCACTGATTTCATCAATGACTTTGAATGCTGTTTCCTTTGGCATATCAAAGTTATGCTTGGTGCCTCTACTAGTTGGGCACCAAATACACTTTGCATTACATCTATTGCTTAAACTTAAATTTATACGACTCAACGTCATTTAATTATTCCTTAAAACAAGCGACAGGTATTCTACTTTCACTAAGTGAATAAGTCAAGTTGTTTTGTGTAGTTTTTTACTGTTTCATGTGTCATTACACAGGAAATCCAATTGTGTGCAGCATCTACTACATAGCTTCTATCATTACCAGGATATTCAATACGGCCTACAATCGTATCATCTTCAAAAAAACTACACATTAGATATTCATCATCTACAAAACTGATGATTGCTTCTCTGTTGTCTTTTTTAAATTTATTGTAATAGTCCATCGAATACCTTTCGTTGTATGGTGCGGCTGGAGAGACTCGAACTCTCACGCTGTAAAGCACAGGTACCTAAAACCTGCGTGTCTACCATTCCACCACAGCCGCTTGTTGATTAACTAAAATGCACGTTTAGCATTTCAATACGATCAGTTGCAGCCGCCATTTTATCAAGTTCTTCTTGAATAGCTTCTACAATATCACTGTGTTCGCCAATACCTACACTTTGATGCATATACACCATAATGTTTGTTTTTGCACGTTCTAGCTCACCTTCGGCATGCATACGTGCTGCTTTTACTAATTGTGCGCTCATACTCATTGTTTTCTCCTTTACTCGTGTTCGCCGCCTAAACCGCGGCCATTATATGCGCCAAACATATTTGGTTTACGTTTGGCTGTTTCAAATGTTGCTGCTGTAACTGCAACCGCGGCTAATAATAATGTATGTAGTAACATGCTAAAAACACCTGCGTACATACTACCTACAATAATACCAAATACAATACACCACATCCATGCTAATACCTGCATAATCATATGCCGTGTACTAAAGTCTGGAATACTACTCAATGGATTGCTTTCGTGATCCATTACTACATTCCAACAATTATATACCCATTCTCTCATTGATATTACCTTTCTAAATATTACCTTTGTAGGATAGTGAGCATCAACGTCATCACGATATTCTATTGCATCGTTCACGTCGTGAAACTCTTGTGATACTTTACGGTCTTTAAAGTATGCTGTTACTCTGTACATTACTTATCTATCCTTTATTTGGTACCTGCACCCGGACTCGAACCGGGACGCCTTACGGCCACAGATTTTAAGTCTGTTATGTCTACCATTCCATCATGCAGGCATTTGGTGCGAGGTGCAGGGTTCGAACCTGCGACCTGGACGTTATGAGCGTCTTGCTCTACCACTAAGCTAACCTCGCATTATTTTGGCGGTCCCTATAGGATTCGAACCTATGACCTACTGCTTAGAAGGCAGTTGCTCTATCCAGCTGAGCTAAGGAACCTTATTATATTTAAGCAGTTAATTCGTACGGCTTGTCCCACTTACCAACATTAACATCAGTGTAATGGCTACGACTAAAGTAATCAGTCATTGCGTCATCGTTGTTAAAGTACTTCGGACCTTTCATAGCGTCTACAAGCTCTTCTAAAAAGTTACTAGCGGCACCGTATGTTTCAGGATAGTAAGGGTTTACTTGAATGTATCCATCATTTTCATAGTATGGTGTACCACGGCGTTCTGCGATCTCCATATTCTTTTTATTGGCTTCACCAATAAAGTCAATTGGGCCGCTCTTAATGTTTACACAAATTGTTGAATGATTATTAACACTAATACTGGCTTTAATTTTGTACTTTTTCAGTACAGCTTTGATGCCTGGTGCTAATTCTTTTTTCATCGCTTGTGATACATATGCCATTTGCTAACTCCTGTTTGCTTAACTTACTCTTATACAATAGCAGTAAGACGTCATAGTGTCAAGTAAAAAAGACGTCTTTCTGAATCTTTTTTTACCATTCTTTAAAATGACCTTCATCTTCATTATCATTATAGCCTTTGGTATAGGCTGTAATTTCTAGT